TCATCCTCTATAACATCATCAACTAATACTAAATCATTATACAATGTACCACCAGAAATACGTAATAATGATTTCGTATCAATTGAATTTTTAGTTACGTACCGCCAATTAGGATTAGACATATCTTTACCGATATTAATCATTAATTGATTGTTTCTATTATCCCACCACAACTGACCTTCGAGCGCGTTTTCAGGTGCTGAACTATTGCTCCAATTTTCAAGCTTATGTAGTAAGTTTGACCAAGTTACTGCATCATAATCCATCACATGCTTACCATACATCGCAAGAGGAGTCTGGTAATTATATTCGTAATCTGCAATGTATATTGCAGGCTTAGATCTATTTGTAAATTGAACTTTAGTACTCATTCAGTAAACCCCATTACTACCCATGCAATTGATGGGAATGTATTAGTTGCAACTATAGTAAACCCAGTTTTAGTTTTATTTGTAGAAAATGCATACACCTCACCATGTGTTGCTGTATCTACACTATTAATGGATAATGATATTGCATAATTATCATCCGCCATAACATATGGTAGCAATACCTGTACCGTACGCGTATCTGCAGTTAGTGGAGTAACTATACTATGACAAACAATATAATTATTATTATGTCTAATATACTTAATATCCGCAGTACTTTCCGTTTTAAACTTATATCTGTAAGTTTTTTCAATATATCCTCTAGTTACAGCAATATTTGTTGCAGTAGATATTGGATTTTCTGGTAAAATTAAATGACTGGATAGAGTAGTTGATTGATGTAGTGCGTAGCCAGACATATCTTCAACTTGTGCAGCAACTGACTGCCATGTTTGACCAGTGTATACCTTTAACGCATTAGCCCCTTTTGTGTTATCGTACCATAACTGACCTACAATTTTATTATCAGGTGAGTTTGGCCCAGCAAAATTCTCTATCAAGTGTGCTAAATTAGACCAAAAATAGTAGCTGTATAAACTATTTGTTTGTCCAGCAAATGTAAGTGACGTACTCTTATTATCCACTGCTTGATCGTCAAATACTAACGATGTACCATTAGCGTGTGTTATATTATATTTCATGCTTTATAACCTACCACCATCCATGAATTGTTTGAGGCGTAAAAACCTGTTGTGGTTTTGCTAGATGCGTATTGTGATGTACTCGCAGTATCGATATTAGTTAAAATTACTGCGTAGTTTGTATCAAACATAGTAAATGGTAGCTTGATGGCTCCCCCAGCATTTCCGTTTATAATACAGTACTTGTTTGGAAATATATTCCAATTACATATCTTATCGCTACCGTGTACAATACCACCATGCCATTCATCTGCAAATTTCTTTGTAGCAGCATGATTACTAGTTTTATACGGTCCATCGTAGATAGTAGGCTCTGTTGTTGCTGGTACAGATATGTTGAGAATAATATTACGCTTATATCGATCAATATAACCTACAGTTGTATCGTCGTATACATCACTAACTATAGTCCATACTACGTTTTTATTTGCATCGACAGTGGCAACATTAAGTGCAAATGTGTTGGGATTAAACCACAGCTGGCCCTCAATTGGAAAATTAGGTGGGTTAACACTACTATAATTCTCTGTTAATCGTAGTATATTACTCCAAAAATCAGCACCATAGTTTGCAGATGTAAAATCTACATACTTCATGCTACTAATTGATGTAGATTTTACGCTACTCTTACTTTTATCTGATAATACAATATCTATAATAGCCATAGATTATTTCCATCTACCGATTGCGGTGAAATTACACGATAACGTGTTGCGTGCGTATAGCCAGGTAACAGCCTTGTTCACGCAGCCACTTATTTTAAACCCATCTGTAGCTTGATCATACGACATCCAAGTACATGGCGGTACAGCAAACTCGTTATACAACGAGTTAAATCTCTTAACCTCATTGTTATATGTTACACCTAGAATATCGCTTGGCTGATAATATATATACGGTTCAAAATCAGCAGGAGGATCACTTGATGGATGAGCAGTACCTGTCGGGAATGATTCATTTTTTGTTTCAGCCCATGGATATCTTGGACCCTGTGGGTAGGGAGCTAGTTGAGCTGCGGTATATGTTCGACCAATATCGCAATTAAGCAACGCAGCCCCCGGCCAGTTATACCAGCCATCACGAGCAAGTGAACCATCCCAGAAACCACCTCTATGTCTAGCATCACTAGATCCAACTATTTGATCAGCACAACGGGTGTTATGAGACACCTCTGTAATTGTAACAGAGTAAAACGGATCAATAAAATTATATCCAGATGGAAATCTAATTTTATCTATGGAGGTTACCCAATCAACAGCATCACCAGCGTGGCACAGACCAAATTTACGATAATAACCTGAGATTATTAATGTGCCATCTGGTAATTTTGAATATGATATCCGCTCACGATCCTTCATATACACTTTACCAGCCTGCGTATAAGTATCTGCTAGTGTAGGTGATACAGTTGTGTTGTTCCACCCACTTACATCAACACCACTCGTGGTATTTGTCGTAATAGTCGTCCTACCTGCTAATGCTATCGCATCAGTTACTTTTTGCGCAGCAGCTTCTGCATCTTTTATTAACTTAGTTAACGTATCAGTACCAGCTGCTTCAGTTTTTATTGCTTCATTTGCGAGTCTTGCAGCTTCATTTGCTTGCCCAATTAGATCTGTCAAACCGCTTGATACTGTGTCGATACCTGGTGTTGTTACAACTGCTTTACCTGCGGCATCGGTTGCAGCTTTATTAACAGCTCCGGCAGCTTCATTTGCAGCTTTTGTAGCGGCCTCTGCATTCTTAATGAGCTTGTCAAGCGTGTCCGCGTCATTTGAATCTGCCTTCTTTAATTCTGATAACGCATCAGCAGCGGCTTTAGCGGCTTCATTTGCAGCTTTAGTCGCCTTATCTAACTCAGTTGTATCAATGGATGCTTGTTGATTTGTTTGAGTAGGCCACGGTTTAACTGCGGCTGGTAATGCGTTTAATGCAGCTAACAACTTTGCACTATCTATATCTGTAGGCTTACTATTGTTTATTAGTGTACGTACAACGCCAGCACTCACAGCCTCCTTATCAACCACATTATCAGCTGTCTGATCTGACCGCAAAAACAATTGTTTAGCCATGGTGCGGAACCCAGCATCTGTAGAGTTCTTATGTATATACGGTCCACCACCAGCATCTTCATTAATCTTTGCAATAACTACTGATGACGATACAGGCCAATTAATACCACCACCTGTTGATTTAAGTGCGTCAGCTACCTTAGTATTAACGTATCTTATAGTTGCAGCGTAGTTGTTGGGAATCTTAGCAGTAAGGCTTAATGTTCCATCAGCATTGTACCAACTAGGTTCATCAAGCACAGGTAAATGAGAAGTAATTCCTGTAAAGCTACTGTTACTAATACCTGCAATTGGTACATAACCTAATAATAAATCCTTGATATACTGTGGCACTGTACCTGTCCCAGTACTCATACCAGTTACAATAGATTCAGCCACAGAGGTAACATATTGTTTATTTACCGCCTCATATAAACCAACTGTTTGTGGGTTTGATTGATTACGTAAAATTAATGGACTAACCATTACATTATCAGTTGGGTTAGTTGCAACACGTTTTATGTACGGGCTAGCACCACTTTCAATCATTGTTATTAATTGAGCAGGTGTTACATTCCAATCAGTCGCTTTATTTTGAGCAACAACGACGCTACCTACTTTAAGATCTACATATTTTCTAGTTGCAGCACAGTTACTTAAATCTGCTGTAACCGCTTCGTTAATTACAGTTAATCCTTGAGCATTTGTAGTATACCAATTTGGGTTATTGTACAACTTTAAATCACCCGTCATACTACCAGTAGCCATATTACCGATGAGTCCATTGATCGGTATATACGAACTGAGATCTGCTTTAGTTGCAGCACCACTCTCGACAGTAATTGAACTAGTCGTAGATCCACCAGTACTGTCCCATCCACCTACTGGCGCAACTGATTTCCAGCTCAACGACCCACCAGTTGCCCGGTAGCATACATTTAATGTAGCTGTGCTCGAATTAAACCATAATTGACCCTCAATTGGGTTATTAGGTGCGGTTGTATTGCAAAAATTTTCTAATAATTTTACTGTATTAGACATTAGTCCTTTACCGTACTCTTTAGCACCATACCCAAACAATGTTAATGATGTACTTGTTGCATCTATCTGCCCAGGTGTTAAGTTGATACTTGGTTTAGTAGTGTTACTATATGCTATAAGGTAATTATTATTCGTCGTCATTATTTGGTCCCGTTAATCGTAAAGCTAAACGCGGTTGGTACAAATGCAGTGGCTAATGCTGTAGTAGTCGGTGCAACTAATAAGTAGATAATTAGTGATGTATTTAATTTTTTATATAAAAATGAATTACTGTATGGCTGCCGACCATATGGTACTAAATCTATATCCGCAAAATCTGCTTGAACTGAGTACTTGTGATGTGAGAATGTAACAGATTGCGGTAATATATCACTAAATGGTATTAATGCGTAGTAATATATTCTTTCATCAGCTGTTGCTGTCGCAGGTTTGGGATATATCGAACATTGTGCAACACCAGTGACCGATATATGATCACCAACAACTAAGTATGATGTGCGCGATATGTTTTGATTAGAAGTAATTTGACTACCATATAATAGCGCAGACATATCAGGCATGTTTGTATCAATATAGCTTGTAATTGTAGTAGATAACCCGTATATAGAATCATCAACATATGCTCTTGTTGCAGCATGATTTACATAACTAACTTTAGCGGACGTACCAGTTGCATACGCGGGTAATATCAAATCAGATTTCATCGTCATAGACGCTATACGACTTGAAACTTCTCCCACTAATATATTGTTATATACAAATGGTAAATCTGTTAGTTTTTTAATTTCTGCAGATAATGTTGCTGTAGTTACCGTGTTTGCAACACCTGGAATAATTGTAGCTACTTTTGCATCAACGTACTTTCTAGTTGCTGCAAATAATTCATTAGTCGGCGTAGTTACACTTGTAACTAATAATCTACCATCACTACCATAACCTTCTGATGGTAATTTTAATGGTGCACCCATCGTTCTTTGCGCTAATGTTGCAGTACTACCAGTGTAAATGAATGGTAAATCTGTAGCTTGTTTAACAGTAGTTGTAATAGCGGTTGTGTTTTGTAATGAAAAGCCAGCTAATAGCGAATCCACGTATCTTATAGTTGCGGCACGATTTTCATTTAGTCCAGGCTTAACTGTATTTATGTTTGTAAACTCTGTTGTTAAAATTAAATCACCAGTTATGGTACCACCAGCTAGTGGTAAGTATGTAGCAAATGCATTACCTGTGGTACTAGCTGGATCTATTGTTATTAATGTAACCCAGTTTGCTAATCCGCTAGCGTTTAGCCCAGTGTATAACTGAAGAGTTTTAGTGGTGGATTTGTAAAATAATTGACCGATAACAGGATTTGATGGAGGTGTCGAATTACAGAAATTCTCCATTAGGTGCAGCATATTAGCCCACAAGTCTGCACCATAATTTGTTGCGCCAAGTCCATGTAACGATAATGGCGTTGACGTGTTAATTCCACCGAGTGGTATCTGTATACTAGATTTGGTGGTATCAGTGTAATTAATAGTAAGTGTATTCGTCGTCATATATCAACTTAAAAAATTGTAGTTATGTAATACCTGTTTGCAAACCAGTCAAAGTGATTGGGTTAATAATAGATAATGTAAAATTATCAACATGAGATGCATATGATAATGCGTCATGTTGCTGACATATTGTGATACTATACTTATGTCCAAGACCTATTGCAGGTGGTGTTCCAAATAAAATACCGTTTACTTGATCTATTTGTAACCAACTCATATCATCCGGAGTTTTCACTGTGTAATAATATGTATCTGTGCATTGTTTATTTATAGATAAACTATTAACAGTGCCAACCGTCCACGCGGTATCTTTAATATCTACTAATTGTGTAGGATCAACAATTATTTTCATCTTATCAGATCCAGTAAATGTACCAACCTTAAAGTTGTAAGAAATCTCAACATTACTTGCAATTTTTGGTGAAGTTCCATATAATAATCCCGTTGATGAATTATACTTAACCCAACTAGGTAGACCGGTTACAGTTGTAGATATAGCTGTATTTGGGTTTCCATACTTAAATACATTATTTAACGTTACAGTAAATGCTTCGTTGCAACCTAATTTAATATCATCAACCGGATTAACAGTCATATCGTATACACCACGTATAACATATTTGTTATTTATTGGTGGAGATACAACTGGAACCGTTTGATTTTTAAGTGTAAGTATAAAAGCACGACTATTTGGTGTATAATTATACACGTCCTCAGTACTTAATAAGTGAGCTGGAGCTATTGTGAGATCTTGTGAATTTAATCTGTTGTTTGCAGTTGTAACGTTGTCAACCACCATAGCATTAATACCGTTTCCAGCTACACAAATAGCTGCAGTGCTATGTCTCATATAATCATCACTTAGAAATATAACATCGCCAGGTGCAATCATAGTTTTCCAATCACCTTTTGGAGCTAAACCATTGTACTTAACCACCCAGTTATCATTACCTTGAAAATGATTCCATGTACTAATACTACTCATAGGTAATGATGTACCACATAATGCTGAGATTGTATCTACTAGCGCCCAGCCACCACTAATATTCCATGTCTTACCTATAAATGAGTTAGCTGTATTAATAATATTAGGTATAGTAGGTGTTTTTTCAGTTGCACCAGGCATAGTGAGTATTGATGCTGAATATTGATTAATGCTCATTTCTGTAACGATTTGCCCGGGATCAGCCATATTAAATAATAACCCTGGGTCAAATTTATCTGCAGTTGCTATTGATATTAAATTTAAATAGTTAGATTTTGCAGGTTGAAACACTATATCTGATAATTTACCGTATTTACTACTAACATATTGATTATTTTTTAATTCAAATAGTATAGTAGTAGCGGTGTACCCCCAGTATGGTGTACTAGTAACAACTTTATTGTTGGCTAACAGCACACCACTACTTGGGGTTACAGTAGACACTACACGGTTACTACCATATGTGTTAAGATATAAGTATTTGGTTGTAGGTGTAATGTCAAATAATGAATTTATTGATATGTTAGAGCCATTTGAAATAATGGCTGCATCCTTTACTGAAATCATGGTAATCTCCTAGTTTATACTATTCAATTATACATGATTTTTCCTCAAATTACCACATTTCTAGGTGCTTGAACATATCCGCTTCGTTAAAATCATTACTAGTCACGATAGGAGCTGGTTCTTCCCATTGCTCTTCATTATTATCAAATTCGTTTAAGAATTCATCTTTATACATGATATCATACGCTTGATCTTCGTATGATGTAATCTCTTCTAATATTCTAATTAAAATTAAGTGTGCTGAAATAGTATCGTCTGTACTACCTACTCTAGCTGCATATGATCCATTTTTACGTATATAATTCTTCATTTCTGAGATAGTATTACGTGAACGCACAATAATCTTACCGGCTTCAAATAAATTCTTAAAAGTCATACAATGCTTAGCTTTATTTTTACCAGTTGTAAAGCCTATTCTACGTCTACCAGCTTCAGATACAAGTTCACCAAATTCTGCAGGATTTTCATCAGATTCATACATGCTAATGATACCTTCACCGACACCATTATTTTCTAGACTCCAATAAGCGTTAGCAGCTCTAGATTTTTCAAGTAGTTTAAGTAGATATTTGAGTACATGATACACCGCAGGTGATGAAACAGTGTTTGCTCGATATTCTGCAATTTGCACCATATCTGGAAAACTATACATTACTATAACAGTGTAATCACTGCCAGTACCTGTTGCTGGATCCATAGCTATTAAATATGTTTTACCGTATTCAATTGGTTCAAAGAATACAATCCCCCTAGCATCAGGTGCAGGCATCTCTGTAACAAAATAATTACTAAGCCCGATAGAACTAAACAATAACGGGTCATTACTAATAAAATGACAGTTGTGGCTAACAACACTGTTTGCATAAAATGTATGAGATGGTACTTCAATTACATCAAAGACTTCAGCACTTCCATCAGCGACAACACCGGTAACAGTCGTGTGTACTATCCCATCAAGCACATCATCAATTTTAATATTACCTATACATCGTTCTAATTTATCTGAGGTGAATAAGATATGGTTTTCGGTACCAGTGATTGTTTTACCGTTAGATAACGATAATTTTATAACTGGTTTAACACCATTCATTGATATACCAGCAAAAGGCTCATATCCATATGGTGTTTTAATTTGATACCCTTTATTATTAGCTCTAAATGCTGACATACTTAGCTCCTTTTGAAATATTTTCTTTATAGTGTAACATCTGTAGATTGTCAACCGATGCAATAGTATCAACCGGTATATTGTGCGCAAACCCGTATACGATCGGTATAATATGATCTAAGTGATATGCTAATTCACAATCTTTTTTAGTTGCTCGTGTATAATTATTTGGATTAATAATATGCTTATGCTGTTTATAATTTTGTTCAGTTAATCTTTGAACTGCAAGCCGATATAACCGTAAGGCTGATCTCTCATCTGGATGAACCGCTAATCCTCTCTCGTGTAATCGAATAGACCTATTATACCAGGTTTCAGTGGTGTGAAACTCGTATAGCTTTTTACCTCCTGTGGTTTGTAAAAACCGTTCATGGTATAGTGCTTTACGCTCTGGAGTCCAATTTAATTTTGATTTAGATATTTGAGTGCTATTATTATACTTACTATCACCGTAACGCAATAAACATGTTTGCTCACGTACCGCAACTGCTTTTTGATAAGAACCCCGCGCAATACACTCAGCCACACGTTTTTCTATTATTTTACGTTTATATTCAATAGGTTGACTACTAATCGTTTCATACCTGCGAGATAGCACTGTAGGCCAATAATTATCATCCCTACTTGCAAGAATTTCTGATGTTAACTTACCTTGACACTTTCTGTCGCCACATGTAATTTTATATTGCATAGTTGTATTATTAAATGAACACTCAACACCACAAAATTTACAATGCTGTATTAGTGTTGGATACATAGATCTAAAAAACTCATGGTATGAATTAAATCCGTTGTCGTGTAAGTGACGCTTAAAGTATCCGTTTGCTCTACAATACTGGTTGCCATCTAATGGAGAAATAACATATTTTTGAGCTAATAGATTAGAAATATTACTCAAATTCATCATATAATTCCTTAAGCGTTAATGTGCGTTCTGTGTTGAACGAATCTAAAATTGTAACTAATGTATCACCTCGCAGACATTCATATTCTTGTTGAAATTTTGTGAGACCAATCTTTGCAATTTCTTGCTCTCTAAATCGCTCATCTCGTCCAGGAACTGTATCCCATTTAACAAATATAGGTGTAAACCCATTAGCTCCACTTTCAGCACCACGCCATAACTCAGCATACAAGTTATCATCACCATTAGGTGTGCTTGCGATAATACAATTACCACCGGTTGATAGTGTAGGACTTATTGAAGTCCAAAAATGCTCACTAATATTATTGGCGACAAATGCAAACTCATCACAGTTATGGGTTATAATGCTACTATTAATTGTATATAAATGATCTTCTTCTTGACATTCAACTACATCATATGCATAAGTGATGTTATAATTGAATGTTTTTTGATACGCGATTGGACCATCAATAGAATCAATGAATCCATAATCACTCAAATTACTCACTTTAGTAGCAATACCATTTACAAAGAATATATGATTATCTGACGCCCATATATCATCACCATCTTGTATCTTAATTTGATGTAGGGTTTTAGTTGATTGAATTACACCTTTAAAATCATAAAAATGACCATCTGGTGATAAAATTTCATATTCTGTATTACTACGCATGGCGCACCTCGTTAAATTTAGTCCAGTGAACCCATTCACCACTTAATGGTATCGCAGTGGGTTTTATCCGTTTATGTTGATTTGAATGTATATTAATATACATCTCATACCCCTTATTATTAGGGTGCCCGATGAACCACCCAGCTGGTATGCTATCCACCGCAAATCGTTTAACTTCACCTGTTTCTAAACTATAGCAAGTTTTAGTACCTCGTGCTTTTTGATTACCTAATATCCACCCGGCTGGCTCACTACCTGAAAAATATACACCAGTGTTCAAACTATTAGTTGGATCATAGTACTGTTTCTTACCTTTATTGAACGGGTTATTCACCGATAAGAACTCTTTTTTACGTACACTTTGTTTATATTTTGTTTGAGCACTACGCTTTCTACCTCTGTGAAACTCCGCAGTTTTGCGAATCTTTTCAGGATCTGTGTTAACCTTCATGTAGTGCTCATATTTTCGCTTGATACCAGTGCGTGCAATGGACATACGCTCACGAGTCTCTACAGATTTAGGCTCATGTAAATTTTTACGTAGCTCTGCTAACAATCTACTTGAAAATTTATTCATTATAGTTTTGCGTTCATCAACCTTGTGCCTCCCATGACATAAGAAATGCAACGCTAGTAGCATTTTTTGTTTTGCTAACGGGTGCTTTAAAAATTTTACTAACATTTGATGACAAACAATATGTTCTCGTACACTTAGCTGTACTAAGTTGTTGGGTAAGTTTGTTCCACCTAGCGCTCTGGGTTGTATATGGTGCGATTCTGTGTGGCTATCAGTGCACGGAGATAATATCCGTTTTTGTATTAGTGCAAAATACCACACTTTATATTTGTTGTCTATACATTCAAACATTACTATAATCCTCCATACAGCTGTTCTAAACTAACAACACTAACCTCACCAGTACGCTTATTACGTACAGTTACATTAGTTTCACCACCTAAGCAGAATAATAATGATATAGACATACCCCGACCACTATTTAATGTAGTTGCTTCTGATATAATTTTACTGTTATTGTCAAATGATATGGATAGTTTGTTCCAGTTCGATGGATCAATACCCGGTTTTAAAAATTTTGGTAGATTCTCGTACATCTCTGATATACGAGTTAACATCTCTTTTGCACCACTAGCTTTATTTGATGCTATTAATACGTTTTTATGTGAGTGAAATGACACATACCATAAGATAAATGCACATGAGGTTTGTGATTTACCTACTTGTCGGCTCGCACACGCTATTGAAAATCGATTTTCATGAAATGTTTTTACCATTACACGTTGAAAATCGTATAATATAAATGGTACCAGTCCTTTTGTCGGATGAGTGATTTTTATGTAATTTTCAATGAAATAAACTGGGTCTACACTACACTTCTGTAGCTCACGTACCATGTCAGTGGTGTATTCAACCAGCTCTCCAGGCTTTTTTAAGTACTCGTTCCTAGCCATAATATATACTTGTTTTTAATAATAAAAACAAGTATATATTCACTATTCTATCGGGGTGAACCCACCTAAGTGCTTTAGTAATTCATTACGATCAATGATAAGATTATTATTAGTAATGTTTTTTGTGCTAGATGATTGGTTTTTTTCTTTCTTGTACTTGAGATCGGCTTTTTCTTTAACTGCTTGCAATGCGGTCGCTAAGAATTGATTGGCAACCTCCATATTTGAGTGTGTATATCGAGGATCAGCTCCTCTATCCATAGCGTTTGCTTGAGATAAGAATGCGTTAAATGCCGCATTATACACAGTTTGATACTGTTCTTCAATTTCCTTATCTTTTTCATCGTATAAATCAAACGTAGTGGGGTTTATAACTTCAAGTTCTTGAGTTTCAATCAAAGTAGTACCTGATTCAATATCAAATATGTTTTCAAACGGGTGAGTCTTAAGTGATCCAGACATAATATTTCTTATTGTAAAAAATATTATTTAGATGAATGTACATCTAAGTGAACATTTGTTTTTCAGTTATAATCTGAAATTCTAGTCTATTATGATTACAGAACTCCGTACATGCTTTCCATTTAGCTAAATTAACAGCTAATTGAATATCATCATAAACTTTATTCTTAGTGTTGCGTGCTCTCGACACCTTTGTTTGCTTATGCGGCTTAACTTCAATAATAAGTCTGCGCATTTTATTATTTTTATCAATATATTCCACATAATAATCAGGAAAGTATCGATGAATTTTATTATCAGTTGGTTTTATATATGGTACAGCAATAGTTTCAGAGCTCCACCTAATAATTTTTAAGTTGTTATCAAGAAATGAATGCATTGATAATTCCCATGATGACATATATCGGATTTTTTTAATATCTCCGATATACTTATCAGGATTTTTGGGATTATACAACCCCTGTTTAAAACGACCCATTGAAGTCCAACATATCTATACCAGAACTTGCCTTATAATCAGCGATCATTTGATTTACCATATCTACTTGATCTTGTGCTGGTGGAACAAACGTTTTACCTAACATTTGATCAACCATAGCTACTTCATTTGGATCAGGTGGAAAATATGCAGCTGACAATTTATTAGCAATTGTTTCATCATTAGGTGTAATGCTATTAGCTATTACTCTAACCGCTGTCTCACCAAGTGCAGACGAAGTATCGATATTATTATCTACTAAACCTTGAGATAAGGTAGTAGCTTCAATATCTGTTAACTGCGCTGGGTTTGTATCAACATAATCACTCGCTATTTTATCAAATGATACTTGCACATCAGGTGTATCTGCATTTGTACGTTCTAGTGGTTGATTCTGCTCAGTGTTATAATCACTCACAACAGTATCTCTTACAACCGTATCATCCCCTACGCCGTCTAGGTTTGTATCCGACCCATCTAGCCCAGTCTGCTTTTGCTGCTCTTGTACTGTGGGATAACCTTCGTAACTGTTTAGTGGATCAACATAAGTTACATCTGTTTGGTAGCTATAAGTACCGCTACTACTATTAGTTAAATTACTAAGATCTTTAGCGCCATTCACCTTAATATCTTCAACAATAGTTGATGCTGTTAACTGAGTAATATTAAGTTCTGGTGCTGGTACATCAGGTATAACACCAAACTGTGGATAATAGCTATCGTAAACTATGTTTAGCGTTATTTCACATCCATCTGGATCGCTCATATCAAACGTACCAAATTCAGCTGACTCAATCTTTGGGTTAATGAATTTATGTACATCCATCGTTCTATTTGCGTTATATAAATGATATACTGTTATGTTATCGATGATATTAATGTTATCCACTTCTGTAGATAAATTATACGACGCAAATGAATCATCAAACGACATACCATTACCTTCAAACCAAAAATTATATGGTCCAGGATTTGGTTGATTCATTATAGGTGATACTCTACGTAAGTACGATATGATAAAGCTCATCGCTTCACTTTTAATGTCGTCATGCATTGTTAGTGAAATAGGTTCAAACGTAGTTAATTTTGGAACACTAGTTCTAAAGTTATAGAATGGAACAATTTCGTGCTCTATACTAATTTTTGGCTTTGTAAATCTATTAATTAAAAATGTAAACTGTGTTGGTACATCAGATTTATATGTATATTCATAATGCAAATTAAATTCAACAATATATGTGTATTTAAATTTAGGTGCATACTGAGTTAATATATCTGTGTATGCAGTGTAGCTTGTTAATGTACCAAGACTACCAGATGAATCAGTGACTCCAGTTTGATTACTACCACTTCTTGTTGCATGACCAGTAGCATGCGACATTTGAAGTCTTCTAAGCTTACTCTCAGCTGTTTCTTCTGCAGCTTGACCAGAACTACCATACAATTTTTTAAGGTAAAACCCCTTTAGTTCGGCAGCAGCAAACAACGGCTTAGGTGTATCGGCAACTAATAATGCTGCTTGAGAATTAGATACTCCATTGACTGCAGCAGCTACTTTACCAACCGTATTATTTACACTGGCCATAGCTTCATTAGTATAGAAGCTAGTAAAATTTGTATAGTTTTCAGGTGTTAAATCTTCATCTAATACAGCATCAACTAAATTACCTGCGTCAACTACCACACCATCTAGTAATTGTTGTTGAACAGTATTGCCATACCCTCGGCTATTTGCATCTATACCAAGCTCTTGTAAGAACTCGTTAGTTGCGTTTTGTTTAAAAACATCAGTGCCTTGATCAAGTAAGTTATTATACTCGAGCGGAATGGTGCGGTTGACCAATTTATCAACCGCATCATTAGTAGCTTGCTGAATACCGTTTTGAACAGCACTGCCAACTGTATTAAAAATACCCATATTTTATAGTAGCTTTATTAGGTTATAGAACCAGCACCACCTAATGCAGTACCATAATCGACACTTGGGAATCTTTGTACAGCATGATCGAAACGTAAACTAACATCAATTTTAATTGCTTCACCGGTGCTATAATCTAAGTCGCCCCAGTTTACATCTTTAATCCAGCAACCTTGTAGTTGCCATCTTTCAACAAATTCTGTACCACCGTCTAACATATCTAATTCACATGAGAATTTGTATTCAGAAGCGGTTGCAGCTGTACCTAATAAGTTTGCAGCACCACCGCTACCGGTAGAACCAACTAAGTATTGTTGTCTTTCAAGTTGTGATTGAAGTAATTGTGCAGCATAACTTGTAACGTCGTCTTCTAGTGAAATTGAACACTCACTCCATGAATGTTTAGATGCTACATAACCTACAGAGTTATATCTATGTAACGCTACTTCATCGAAAGTTAAGTGCGGACGTTGAAATGTTACTGACTGCATAGTAATAGCATTTTGTGATACAGGTACGTTGTCAGTCGATGATGCACCAGGTTTATTACGTGGTCCACCTAGGTTTAAAAAAACTGCTTTCCATCTATTTTTGGTTTTTGGATGATACATCCCAGTATTCTGAGTGTCAATCCCAATATCCATAATTGTTGCCATTCTGTTAACTCCAGTAAATGATATAAAGATATGATATTTATCATAATCGATAGGGTACGCCGATAAATAAAAGATATTTACAAACTTTATGTGTTTAGGGAGTTAAACATGGCCTTACTTAGCCCAGGTGTACAAGTAGATGTTATAGATCAATCGATCTATATTCCAGCAGCTGCTACAACCGTTCCACTGTTTTTTATTGCTACTAAATATGGCAAAAAAATTGGTAATACGAACCAAGTAGCACAAGGTACTATTGAAGCAGGTGTTCCTCGTTTGGTAACATCATTGCGTGATAGTTTAGATTTATATGGCATTCCAGTTTTTTATCGTGACGTGTATAATCAACCATACCATGGTGATTGCCGTAACGAGTATGGTTTGCTTGCGTTAAACCAATTTTTAAAAGTTGGTAACCGTGCGTATGTTATTCGTGCTGATATCGATTTAGATGATAGTACAGAAAATGCTCAAGACTTATGGTCTAACAGCACTGATGGTGTTATTACAAAAATTAGTACAAAAGCAAGATTGTTGTTAAATGCAGCTATAGTTGACAGAAATACTAGCACAAACGTTGCTGTTGCACGTCAACCATATTTTGGTGGATATGTTGTCCCACCTGTAAAAGTTATAGTTAGTGGTAGTGAAGTTCCAATGCCAGCTGTAAAACCATCTGGTATTACAGATCCATGGACTGTACCTTATTCTCCAATTCCAGCTGCACAATACCTCGATATCAATGGTGTTCGTCAAGTAGATCCATTTGATGCATGGACAGCTTACTACAGAGATTTAACTGCAGTACATGCTGAAAACGTTAAAATTGATTTAATTATCGATACAGCGGTTAAAGAATTATTTACCACTTCAACTATCTTTAGTGATAAGTACACTGCTTCATCTGATAAGAAATACAATATTTCTTCAATTATCGGAGGCAACTTCTTTAATACTGAATCACGTTCACTAGATATTAACGGTAATAGTGTTTACACATATACCGACTACGTTGATCCATCTATTCAAGTACCAGGTCAACCATCAGCCGGTTTAACTACTGATACTAGATATATTCAGTTGTTGTCAACAGATGCTCGTACTGTTGCACCAGCAGGTGCAAATCCGGGTGATGTAGTTCTTGGTATGAAAGGTGCTGTGAAAAAAGCTACAATAACTGATGTATCGATATTGGTTGCCGGTTCAAATCGAGGTGGATTTACACCTTCACAGTTTGAAACACTTGTTAGCACAGAGCTAACAAATTATGGTGATACAAGCCCAGGTGCTGCGACTTCAGGTAGTTTCTATTTTGCAACTACACCAGCTTCTAAAACTGGTAGTACATCTTTTGATCAAAGCTTATTGGGTAATGGTTCAGGTAAAGATACGTTACGTCGTGTAGAAGTTGTTCGTAAATTATCAGAAGTTATTAACGATAACACAAGTATTAACTTAGACTTAAATCCATTATTTGATACAAGTGATATTACATCTGAAGGTTACGAATTTAACCTTATCTTAACACCTGGTTTCCCAGAGTGTGTGGATGAAATGTTGGTGTTATCAGGTCGCGTAAAACAAGAAGCATTTGTTATCGGTGACACTCCTATGAATTTGTCACCACGTGATGTTATTCGTTGGGGTCAACAATCTGATGATAACGCTACAGTTTCAACAGGTGCTAATATTCGTTCAGATAATGCTGGTACAGTTGCTTATTACTATCCACATGGTATTGTATCTAACCTAGATT